TACTAATAATTATCTAAAATACCATGACTGATATGCACACAGATTTGCCAAAAACTATTAACGAAGCACTTAAAATACTAGCATATAATGATATTTTTTGGGTAAATCCATCAATGATAGGTTCTACAGCCGTAATCAAGCCACACCCCAAAGACCAAGAAACCGTAAAATCGTTGGCAGAGTCACAATATCCATGGACAGAGAAACAGGGCAGATTGGCCCTGGTCATTCTAAAAAGATACCTAACCAAGTTTCAAGCACACGGCATGGACATCAAATCTTTACTAGACAACCCAAAGTACGAGAGCGAGTTTAGGGTAATCAGCTTTGATAAGAGCATTGAAAAATACATCGACGATGACGGAGTGTCAAAAATTGAAATACGTTTTCCTTATCATAAAAAAATTATATCATTAATTAGAATTTTAAAGGACAGGAGAAACCTGCCAGCTGGGTATTATCAATATGACGGCGAGTCAAAAAAATGGACGTTCCTACAAACTGATGTAACAACATACTACCTAACTTTAATAGCAGTTAGATACGATTTTAAATTTGTAGACGAAACCTTGTTAGACGATTACGACCAAATCAAAAAAGAGATAATCGGTCATAGACAACCAACAGCAAAACTTGTTGCTGGAGAAATTGTTTTAAACAATGCTCCAGACTCTCTGCAGGAGTATTGGCAGAAAAATTTACAAGGCAAGAAGCCATTACAACAAGTGGATGCATTAAAAAACTTTTGTATTAAGACAAACGGTATACATGTGCCTGCAGAAACAACACTAGGTTACAAGATTGCACACAACAACAACCACATGCTATGGATAGATAAAAACAATTACACAAAGAATGAAGTGATGAAGGGACTAATCGAATTAGACACATTTCCTTTACTAATGCCTATAAGTGGAGAGGTGAACACCGAAGAAGAAGTAAAAGAATTTTGGGAATGGTTAAATGTATTCGAGGCCCATGGGATCGACATACTTAATCACTGTTCGTGGGGTTTTGATCTAAAGGAACCTATATTCAGAAAAGATATTGATCGTTACAACGAAAGGACGTACTTAATCGATAGTCAAAAACCAAAAGAATTTTTTGAAAACCTCTACGAACTACATCAAATGAGTAAGCAGTTCAAATTCATTAATAAGGACACAAAAATTTTGTTCGTGAGAAATAGAATACCAAGAGCATTTATAAAAAGCAAAATTAAAATTAAAGCGTCATTGGTTACATTAGGTGGTGGTTATTACGCTTCAGGCACTGATAACCTAAAAAGACTTCTTGAAAATCTTCCAAAAAAGTTGTATTATAATAATCATCAACCCAGTAGCTGGGATTGGCATGATCGAATTATAGTAAAACTTTAAAAATGAGCAGTTGTAAATTAGTAATAAAAGACGAAGTCAACGTTAAATTTGAAAATCTTTCTCTAGAATGGAGGAAGAGACTATCCAATAAATTCAAATACGAAATACCATATGCAAGGCATCTACCTGCAGTCAAGTTGGGCAGATGGGATGGCAAGGTAAGTTTCTTTGGACTAGGAGGAACAACTTATTTGAATCTGGTTGACCAAATACTTCCTATGTTAGAGGACGGTGGTGTGTATGTGGATTTTGAAGACAGAAGAACAAAACATAACTTTGAATTTAAAGCTGTAGACAAGAATTATCTATCTCACATAAAATGGCCAGACACTCATCCGGCCGCGGGCCAGCCAATAGAACTAAGGGACTATCAAGTAGAAACAATAAACAAATTTATCGAAAATCCACAATGCATACAAGAGATTGCAACTGGTGCCGGCAAAACAATTATCACTGCGGCACTCTGCCAATTAGTTGAACCCTATGGACGTACACTTACAATAGTACCAAACAAAAGTTTAGTTACACAGACCGAAGAAGACTTTCTAGCTTGTAATTTAGACACCGGAGTTTACTACGGAGACCGGAAAGAACTAGGAAGATTTAACACTATTGCTACTTGGCAGTCATTGAATGTATTAGAAAAGAAAAGCAAAGACGAACACACAACAGACTTTTTAGAAGCGATAAAAGGAATCAACACGGTGATAATAGACGAGGTACACATGGCAAAGGCTGATGTGCTAAAGAGATTATTAACTGGGCCATTTGCACACTGTGGTATAAGATGGGGACTTACTGGTACAGTACCTAAAGCTGATTATGAATTTATGGGATTGAAATGTAGTATAGGAGAAGTAGCAAATAGAATTCAGGCAAGTGAATTACAAGACAAAGGCGTACTTGCAAACTGTCATGTAAATGTTTTGCAGACACAGGATCATCCACAATTTAAAACTTACGCAGAAGAACTAAAATGGTTGACCACAGACAAAGTAAGAATGAAATGGATAGCAAACACTATAAAAGATATTGCTACCTCTGGTAACACTTTAATACTAGTAGATAGGATATCGGCAGGAGAAATATTAGAAAAAGAAATAGACGACTCTGTGTTTGTATCAGGGTCAACAAAAAACACAGATAGAAAGGAGCAATATGATGAAGTATCTACTGCAACAAATAAGGTTATCATTGCCACATATGGAGTTGCCAGTGTTGGTATTAATATTCCTCGTATTTTTAATCTTGTGCTTATAGAACCAGGCAAATCATTTGTCCGTGTGATACAAAGCATAGGAAGAGGCATCAGGAAAGCGGAGGACAAGGAGAATGTTCAGATCTGGGATATTACCAGCAGTTGCAAGTTTGCCAAAAGGCACTTGGGAGCAAGGAAAAAGTTTTACAAAGAAGCCAATTACCCGTATAATATAGAGAAAGTAAATTATGAGAATCCTTACACTTGATGACCGTGCTTACAACATAGAAAAGATCCCTGAATGGGTTGATGAGAAATTAAGATTTGCGGTGTTGGACAATTCGGATCCAAGCAACCCAGATTTCTTTTACATACCTTTAATTTTTTTAGAGAGCTTCAATGCACCAGCGGCAGTGCTACAGATAGGAGATCACAGGATCAAAATGCCTTTAGATTGGAAAATGCTTATAGGTGAACAAGGACAGGGAGAGATGCATGTGTTACCAATCACCAGTTTAAATGATCGAGGATTTGATGCATTCACATTTAACCCGTTGTCTAGCGTGAAACCAGATTTCTTTCCGATAGATGTGGTGGACATATACACAGAAGTGAAATGGTATTTCCCAAAGATCAAGTCAGGCCAGATGTTAGCAGTGCCACTAAACAACGGACCAAACCCTGTCTGTGCATATTTCGTAAAAGAAATTTCAAGACAATGCGAACAGGTGGACTATGGCGATGTCTGGTAGAAAGCACGTCAGCATTGAAGCACCAATAATGAAAATGCAAGGTGCATATATTTGGATGGATAGATATTGGCCTGTGGATTTTTTTACGTGGATGAGAAAAGAAAAAATGCAATTTACAGAATTAAAAATGAGAAATAATAAACTTACACTCTATTTTACAACAGCAAAAGAGTGTACAATGTTTGGATTAAAATATGACAGAGAAAAGCAAAAGGAAATTTTTCGAACTTCGGAATGGTCTTAAAGCAGTAGACTACAGAAACAAAGACTACTACGATAGAATAGACGATCATGAAAAGTCGTTGTATTCTCCTTACATGCTGATGAGATACGTAAGCTCAATATCTTCGAAGGATCAATTTTACGTTGAACACTACGTTGAAATGGTGAACGAATGTGTAAACAAACACTGCTTCACACTAGGAAAACATAAAAAATTACTGTGGATCCTTACTGCTATGTGTGGTGCACTGCAACAACAATTTCATCCATGGATCAAACCAATGAAACGTGTGCCTAACAAGAGTTTAAAAAAGTTGCAACAGATATATCCAACATGGAAGGAAACCGATTTGGAAACACTAGACAAAATTATAACAGACAGAGAACTAGAGGAATTACTAGAAGCACATGGCATCGACAAATAAATGCACATACTGTGGCAAGACATTCGCTAAAGAAAGAACATTACAGGTTCACCTCTGTGAACCTAAAAGAAGGTATCTACAGCGTGATGAAAAATGGGTGGTAAATGCGTTCATGGTGTTTCAAAGATTCTATCAAATACACCAACGTAATAGCAAATTGCGTACTTACGACGACTTTGTTAAGAGTGCTTACTACAATGCTTTTGTCAAGTTTGGAAGATACATCATGCATATCAATCCTCTGTATCCGGACAAGTACATAGATTATGTATTGCAATCAAAAATAAAATTAGATCACTGGGCCAGAGATGATCTTTACGAAGCTTACCTAATAGACATGTTGAAGAAGGAACCTGTGGAATCGGCCTTGCAAAGATCAATCGCAACAATGATGGATTGGGCAACAGAACAGAATGCACAATGGTCCGACTACTTTAGACTTGTTAATACAAATCGAGCAGTGCAACACATACAACAGGGTAAGATTACTCCATGGTTATTACTAGGTTGCAAGCCAGGCAAAAAAATGTTAAAATCTTTTAGCGACGAACAATTACAAATGACAGAGAGATTTATTAATCCTGAATACTGGGCAAACAAGTTTAAAAGCTATCCAGCTGATTACATGTTAGTTCAAGACACAGCAAAGGAGGCAAAGATTGTCTAAGATAGATTTAGAGGTATCAGATGATTTAGATTTTGTTGACGGAGACAGTTGTGTGATCATAAGTGCAAGTGGAGATATACGGAAAATTGTAGTACCAAAAATGGATACAGAGATGATAAACAGCGCCGGATATAGGGCATTACTTGATGTAATAGATCTACTGCAACCAGGGGCAAAAGAAGAATTTATAAAATACAATGAAAAGGATAAAGGAAGTATACACTAATGCCTGACGTGGACATAGATTTTTTTGACAGAGATAACACACTGAAGTTATTCAAACACACACCTGCGTCTATAATCAAAAACGACAAGTTGGAAAAACATAAGACCGGAGTTTACTTTCATGCTGTACCCGAACACCCGGTGACCGGACACAGTTCGCTAGATTATAAACAAGCAGAAGATAGAGGATACTTCAAGATAGATTGCTTGAATGTGAACATATACAAAGAAGTAAAATCTGAACAGGAACTTGTTGAGTTGATGATACAAGAACCGGATTGGGATATGCTGAAAGACCCAAAAGTTGTAGAAAACCTTTTTCACCTGAATGGCCATTACAACATAGTATCCAAACTAGAGCCAAAAAATATAGAACAACTTGCGGCTGTGTTGGCAATTATACGTCCAGCTAAGAGACAGTTGATGTATAAAGAGTGGAGTGAGATAATGAAAGAAGTGTGGACCAAGCCAACCGACGGTTCTTATTTCTTCAAGAAGTCACACGCTGTGGCTTACGCACAGGCAATTGTTGTGCAGATGAATTTGATATCAAGAGCTAAATATAGTTTTGATGCACCATCAAAAAACTAAAAGAAAAATCCCAAAAAGACGAACCAAAAAATCAACCGCTTCTAAAAAGGACCCATATGGGTACCAGCCAGATAGTCCCTTGACACAACACTATCTTACAACTGGTGCTATACTTCCTGAAAAGAAATAAGATTAGACCGGACGTCTTACCAACTGTATAGTTCTTCTTTTTACCCGTTTCTTTGAAATTTCAGATAGTTTAACTGTTGGACCATGCACTATTTCAATGTCCTTAGAATTGAGTGTAACCAGCGTAGAACGGAAATAACGGAACTCACCTTTCAAGAATATGTTGATTGGTAGTTTCCTATTTGACTCGTGCCACCAAGTTTCTCCTGCTTTCAGAAACTTCATCTTATCCTGGGGCATCATTAACCTGCCATAGTCATAGAAGCTGATCACATTGGCATCCTCGTTCTGCACGATGCCTACATACTCTAAGTCGCCTTTACGTATGAGACTCAAAAAAGGGAATTTGTCTCTCAACGTGTTAAAAATTTCGTTCATAATCTATCTATAAATACTGTTAAATATGTATTATGCAAACAGTACAAAGGTATTTAATA